GAAGTACTCCGTGACCTACGAAAGAATGAGCTGACTGGTCAAATTGAATACACAGATAGCAAGGGGAAAGTTATTGCACTGCAAGGAACTGACCTTGATCTGATGACCACTCGACTTGCTTGTGAGAATGGAATTTTTATTCCTGAACCTAGAGTAAAGTCAGCTATCCAATACGCTGCTGGAAAGAATCTCTACTGTCCTATTAAACGTTACCTTGATGCCTGTGCTGCCAATAGTAAACCTCATGAAGACTGGAAACAGATTGGAGCTATTTTTCTAGGGAATAGGCACCACATCGCTACTCTTGCAATGCAGAGAATGATGATTGGTGCTGTTGCTAGAGCTTATAATCCAGGCTGCTCTATGTCATGGCTACCTATCTTAGTAGGTGCCCAGGGTGTAGGTAAGTCGATGTTTAGTCGGCACCTTGTACCTGATAAATTATTTAGTGAGATCACAACTCCACTAGATACTTTGATGCGGGAACAGTACCGTATGCATGTAGCTTGGTTACTTGAGCTACCAGAGATTGATAACTATTTCAATATCAGAAACATTGAGAACTTTAAGAACCTAGTAACCAGCAGGCAAGACGAAGTTCGCTTCCCTTATGCATCTCTACCTACTAGCCTTCCTAGAAGGTTTGTGATGATTGGTACTACCAATCGAAATCAATTCCTTGTAGATAGCACGGGTAATCGTCGCTTCGTACCATTAGAAGTTGGGACTGGATTCCAAGTACCATGGATGCGTTTAGCTGAAGAACGTGATAGTATATGGGCAGCTGCAGTTCAAGCGTACCGTAATGGTGAATGCTATGAATTTGACAGTGGAGAGATCGCAGCAATTGCTGAGTATATCCAGGAGTTTGGTGATCCAGATCCATGGCTAGATAAAGTTAGTAATTACATTTCCATAAGGGAAGAAGTTACCGCTGCTGAAATTCTTACGAATGCTCTTGAGCTTGATCCAAAAGCACAAGGACGTAGAGAATCTAGACGTGTTGCAGATGTACTGCAATCAATGGGCTGGCGAAGACTAGTAACTTCTAGAAAGGATAAAACTACTGGTAAGTCTAAATCTGTACGGATTTGGCAACGACCTAAAGATGATCCACTGCCAGCTGATCATATCCTCAATGATTTTTAATTTAAACTTAAAATGCTTACAACAGATATTAAAATAGGATTGCGAGTGCGTGTCGTAACTAATGACATGACCGCGCTTGTCGTAGGAAGGCCTGAGTATTACACCCCCAAGGCGAAGCTAGTTCGTATAAAGTATGAGAATAGTACTCGTTTTGAGTATGTCTTAAATCATATGCTTGAACCTCTTCCTATCGAAGAACAGTATCCAGCACACGGCGGTACTTATGTGAAACCTGAAAATGAAGTTTAACTATGGCTGAAGCACAACCAAGTAAGAAAGTAGGAGGGCATACCTTTGGCCGGCGTCAAAAGCAAATCTCTAATACAGCTGAAGAAGGCGAACTGTGTATTTATACAGGACATGCAATAGGTAGATTTTCTTCTCATTCAATGAGATTCGATAGTCACCAAGCATGTACTCGATGTGTAGCTGCTGCTAGAGAAGGTAGGATGTCACTAGATATCGATACCCTTCTCAAGAAGTTCAGAGCTAGAGCGCTTAAGTTCTGGTCACAAGTAGAAATTGGTGCGCCAGATGAATGCTGGAATTGGTGTGGATGTATCAATGGTAGAACCAAACAACCTCAATTTGCATGGAGACGCCATGGCATATCAACATCAACGCAGCATCATCCCCAACGAGTTGCTATGTGGTTTAGCTGGGGTGATCTTGGTTACACTGGTGTTAAAACCACATGTGGCAATAAGTATTGTTGTAATCCCTTTCATCTTATTCCTCAGCATATCGGTGTATTTGTTGACCAAGATAGTTATACAGAAAGCTTTGAGATGGCCTGCCAACTCCAAACATTGAAGCAACAGGTTGCTGAATATGTAATGGAAGAAGCACTGAAGGAAGAAGAAGATGACTCTGAACTAATTGATGATCATGCTGCACTTGTACTGAATCCTGACACTGAATATAAAGCTAAATTTGATGCAGTAATGAATGAAATACTTGCTGGTCGTCACATTAGTCAAACAGAACCTGAAGATCCTGCATTGAAAAGAAATCCTACTGACAATGAAAGCGAAGACTCAGATACTAATGATTAACTGTATCCCACGTTTCCTTTTAATAACATCTATCCTTAATAAAGAGTCATTACATTATGTCACGTCGAACCGATTTAATTCAGCAACTTATATCCTCCGATAAATTTGGAGATGATAAGAATAATGAGCAGCGTTTCCTTATGGCAACTGCTGAACTGATACTTACTGATCTCATTAATGTTGCACTTAAAAGAGTGGAGGAACATGGTGCCGGATCTTTAGTTATCAATCTTCAAAATAATAGTTCAACATTCTGCTCTGGAGATGATGTCCAAAAGGACCTAGCATTAGCTGAATCTGAACGTGATGAAGATACACTAAAGTTCCTTCGTCAACTGATATCAGAGATTGATGAAAATGACTGGTCAACACATGTCCTCATTACATTGATATCACCGGATGGAACAAGAACATTTGCAGTTGAAGCAGGCGGGAGCCAAGAAAGCCTCCGAGCGCTCGCAGCAGAATTTACAGGATAAACTAGATGCTCAAGGGCTCAAGCTTCCTTTATATCCTACGCCACAGTTAATTGAAAGAGCAAGAACTGTTATGGGGTCTATTGATTTTGATCCTACTTCTGACCCTGTACAGCAGGTACTTGTTAATGCCACTAGCGTACCTTCTCTAGAGGTTAATCCTCTACAAGAACACTGGCATGGCAATGTATTCCTAGCTCCTAAAGGTGCTGTACGTAATACACGTATTTGGTTGAATAAAGCTATTAGTGAATATCGTAACAACCACATTAAAAGTTTCGTATTCTTTACCAGTGCTTCAGAAATCTTACGTGCTTCTCCTACTCTATGGGATTATCCTATCTGTATCCCATTCAAAAGGGTTAGACAACTACGTGCAACTAAATCAGGATTTGAACATGTATCACCTTCTACTTGGAATGTCATTGCTTATGGCCCACCTTTGGAAGCCACCTTGAATAACATCGATCGCATCAGTCTTTTCTACAGTACGTTCCGAGATGTAGGCCGTATCATCTACAATGAATATGCTGGTGACAGCTGGGCAAAGGACTTAGAGTTCTACGAGGAATCGAAGGGTAATGTTTAATGAGCAAGAACATTGCCGAAGGATATCTTATTCAACTTCCATCTGGATTAAAAGTACATCCCTGTCGTTTGATACATAGAGATGGTACTTTAATGTGGAAACATGCACTGCTCTTTCGCAATGAACTTGTCGCAATACCTGAAACACAAGCACAGGAAGCTCATATCATGAAAACTGCTCAACGTTTAGAAGAATTAAATACATGGGCTTCTCAAGGGCTAGAGCCATGGGAAGCTTTTATACCTTCTGTATGGTTCAAGATTAACGATCCTGAATTGAAAGATGGTATCTCCTGTTACTTTACTCATTCAACACAAAACAACGAAACCGTCTACGAAAAACTAAAGAATCATGTATTAGAACATGAAACTCTTGAGATCCGAAGACGGCATTTATTCTTTAAGAGATGCTAAAACTAGGGTCTATCTTCTTGTAAATTACTAATCAAGCGATTAATATACCAACGTGCTTTCTCTGCATCTTGCAACGCATTACCCTTCAACCATATTCGCAATAAATATTTTAATGCTTGAGCTTGCAGCATACCTCTTACTGGATCTTCTGCATCCAGAATCGCTTCTTCAATGATCTCAATGACTTCCTTGTTGCCACGGGTGTAATGAGCTGGACTATTGACTAGATCAGGGATCACTTGTCCTTCTTCAGAACGATATAGATCATATTTAGCATCATGAGTACTAATCAAATCAGTCCTTTCCTTTTTGTACTGCTTGTACCATTCTCCTTCCCAATGCATATGTAGTCACGCGAATCTGTTTCACTACCTAATATAGGATTAAACGTATAATAATGTGACCTATGCCATCTCCTAAAGGTGATCCAACTTATATTAAAAATAAAGAGCGCTTCTTTTTAGAAGTAGCTAAAACTCTAGCTAAAGCATCTACTCACCCTCTTGCTCCTGGAGGCTGTGTGCTTGTCCGTAACCGTGAAATCATTGGTGACGGACGGAGCCTTGTCGCAGCTTGTAAGGTTGAAATGGATTGCATTAGCCATGCCATTGCAACCTGTGCTGCTAGAGGAACACCTACTGTAGGTACAGTGATTTATAGCACAAGATATCCTATCTCTACTTCAATCTTTCAAGCCTATATCATGGGCATTAGAAAAATAGTTGTTGTTGCTCACGAATGGGAACCATTCTATAAAGATGAATATAGACGTGCTGCACGCTTAGCACGCGAACTTGCAATTTCAATCGAACCATATTTTGAAAATGAAGACAAACGCTTTGCGGTTAACAAGCAACCGGAGAAGATTGCTGACACCGAATTATATACAGACATCAACCCCTATGAACAAGATGAGTTCGATCCCGAAAACTCCGAAACAATCTACGATGAAGACCCAACTGCTATTTGACTTGGAAAGTACAGGGCTATTACGCCGTGGCTCTTCCATACACTGCATTGTCATGCGTAACCTGGAAGAAGAAGAGCTTCCAGTTGTCTATGATCATCAACCTGAACGTGATCTACAGCTAGCTGTTAAGCAACTTGAAACAGCTGATGTACTCATTGGTCATAACATTATCTCCTTTGATATACCACTTATCAAAGAACAGTTCCCTGAGTTCAATTTCACAGGAGATGCTATAGACACTCTTGTTCTGAGTAGATTGTTCTATCCCAATATTATTGAACGGGACTATGAACGTAGGCCTGATGGGATGCCAAAGAAACTGTATGGCCGGCATAGTTTAGAAGCATGGGGCTATCGCTTACGCTGCTTCAAAGGTGACTATGGCAAGCACGAAGGGGCATGGGAAACTTATACCCCAGAGATGCTTGATTACTGTATTGGTGACACTGAAGTGACACTGAAACTTTATCAAATGCTGCTTAGAAGAATGGAGAAATACAACTGATGACTGAGAACTATCGGTACAACAAGGAGGAAGAAGATGTTTCCTGATTACGTGAAACTTGAAATGCAAATGGCTAAACTGATGAACCAACAAGAGACATCAGGATTTAGATTTGATGTACAAGCTGCTGAACGTGTTAGAAGTGAATTAGCAGCTGAGGCTCAAGAACTTGAAGAAAAAATCAAGGCTGTATATTTGTATGTACCTGATAAAGTCTTTACTCCAAAACGTAATGATGCCAAGAAAGGCTATATATCGGGTGCACCACTTACAAAACTGAATACCTTTAATCCTACTAGTAGGCAGAACATTGCTTGGGCACTTACTACTTTCCGTGGTGCTCGTTTTACGAAGCTAACTGACCTTGGCAAACCTAAAGTAGATGAAGCTACTTTATCAGAAGTTAGAGACATCGCGTTATCACAGGGAAACAGGCAACTGTTTGAAGAATGCGAATGGTTTATTCGTTTGCTGACATTACAGAAGTGGATGGGGCAATTATCTGAAGGTAGTAATAGCTGGTTTAATACAATTGAAGAGGATGGTTGTATCCATCACACATGCTCTCTAGCAACTCAAACCGGGCGTAACGCTCACCGGGGTCCCAACCTTGGGCAAGTGGTAAGTGCACCTTGGGCACGTCAATTGTTTGTACCACATGTTGGTCATAAGATGGTTGGCTGTGATCTTGAGGGTTTAGAGCTAAGGTGCCTAGGCGGTTACTTAGCGCGTTTTGATGATGGCAACTTCGCTGCAGTTGTACTCGATGGTGATATTCACCAGCAGAATGCTGATCGTATTGGCGTTACAAGAACACAAGCGAAAACTCTCAGCTATGCATTTATTTATGGCAGTGGTGACGCAAAACTTGGCCACATCTTATCTCCTGAACTTTCTGACGCACAAAAGAAATCTGTCGGTGCAGAGATAAGACGTAAGTTCCTGGATGCTATTCCTGGATTAGAGCCATTAATTGACGCTGTTAAAACTAAAGTACGTGCTGAAGGTAGGATTAGAGGTTTAGATGGTCGTCCCATATTCTGTACTACAGAGTACTGCTCACTTAATTATCTACTTCAATCTGCTGGTGCTATACTATCAAAGCGATGGGTTGTTATAAGTCAGCAGCTAATAGACGCAGCTGGTCTTACCTATGATAAAGATTACACACGTTGTGCTTATGTACACGATGAACAGCAGTTCTCTGTAATTCCATCTGAAGCTGAACACCTTGCTTCACTATTAGTAGAAGCAGCACCAAAGGCCGGGCAGTACTATAACTTTAAAGTTCCTATTGCAGCGGCTTCAGAAATTGGTGATACATGGGCCGATACACATTAAATTATGAATGAAGAAGAAGTACAACGAATGATTGATATCTCAATAGCGAGACACAATCGTAATGCAAGCATCATCAGTATCATTATTGGCTGGTGTATACTTGCAGCTTTCATGGACGGTCTCTTCCGTCTGATGGGGCTTATCCCGCCATTCATGGGAGTAGATATAAATCTTTTACCTAAAATTGCAGAACTAATATGAACCAAGCAGATATTGACAAAATCAACGAAAGCTCCAAAGAACAAGGACACCGTCTTCGTTTAGAAGAAGGCATGGCAGCTACTCTGCCTGTCATACCTGCTGCTGAGAAAGCTTATAACCAAGAACAGAAGGAAGCTGAAGTCAT